GCGTGGCCTCGGTCTCTTGGAACGGGAACTGCTTGAGCACGTTCACATGGTAGAACTGCTTAGGGCAGGTCTCGAAGGCTTTCATCTTGCTGAACGACCAAGGCGCTGCGCTCACTCACAATCTCCGTAGCTTTTTCCGACGCCTGACTCGCAGTCCACCGGCAGTCCCGGTGCCCACTCGGGGGGTCGCCGCATCTCTGCCTCGATGAACGCCTGCGCCTCGGGCACCTCCTCGTCGCGGACGAGGCACACGATGCTATCGTGAACAGTTAACACTACGCGATACGTCTTGGCAATCCTCAACATTTGCTCGCCGATGATGCAGCGCGCTACGCCCTGCGTTACGTTCTCCACAACCTTCCCGCCGTATATACGCGTGCGGCCCTGTCGGGTGTTGTAGTGGAACTGCACGCCCTTCTCGGTCTCGTCGAACCGCAGGTCGTCGTAGCGCACGATCAGGCCCGACGGCAGGCGGATACCGGGTGCGTCCGGCACCACCTCCAGAAGTCCGTGCACGTCTATCGGTGACGTGTCACCACGCGACATAGCCACAAGGGCGTTCTGCGCGTTACGCCACAGCTGCACGATCTTCCAGTTGGTATCCCGATACACGTTGATGATTCGGCGGGCCTCATCGAGCGGGAGCTCCACAGGCGGGAAGCCGTTTTTCAGTGCGTCTTGGAACTTCGGCGCCCCCATGCCGTAGCCGCATCCGAGCACCGTTGTCTTGCCGACGTGCCGCTCCTGCTTGTCGATCTCGCCCTCATCCTTGCTGTAGATCGCCGACGCCATCTTCTTGTAGACGTCCTGCTTGTTAGCGAAGGCACTAACAATGTCGTCCTGCCCAGCCAGCCACGCAAGCACGCGCGCCTCGATCTGCGATGAGTCCGCCTCGATGAGTGTGTAACCCTCGGGTGCGACGATAGCCTTCTTGATCTGCTTGGCGTTAGGCCCGCGGCTTGGCAGGTTCTGCAGGTTGATCTTGTCGTCACCACCCCAGCGCCCTGTGTGTGCTGCGTAGTATCGGATAGGCACCGGTAGGGTGCCACGCTCGGCGATGTCGATGAACCGCTGCGTGCGGGTCTCCTCCAGCGTTGACTTGTTACCCAGTCTTGCGGCGACCAGCGCCTGCACCCGTGCGTCCTCATGCTCCAGCAGTGCCTTGAACTCCTCGTCGCTCTTGGCAAACGCGAAGGCTTCCTTGCCGGTCGTGGGGCTAAGTTTCGTCGGGGGGCTCACACCCAGCTGCGTCAGCAGCTGTGCGAACTTGGGGTTGGACATGAGGTCGGCTTTGTCCGTCACCCCGGCATCCACCAGCAGCTGCTCTTTCATCTTCACGGTGGCTTCGAGGTGCTGCTCCAAGTGCGGGCGGTCGAGCTCCAGCACCGGCTCAGTGAACATGCGCAGCGTCAGGTCGATCAGCTTGAGCTCCTTCTTCGGGAAGCCCGCACCCATCTTGTGGAACAGCTTGTAGGTCAGCTCCACGTCGTTGACGCAGTAGTCCCCATACCGGCTGAGTTCTTCCTCCGTGAAGTCTCGGCGGCGCTTACCCAGTGCGTTGAGCACCTCGGTGCCTTTGGCACCCAGCCCGTAGCGTTCGACGAGCACCTTGAGGCTCCCGCCTACCTCGGTGCCGTGCAGGGCGCGCGCCATGGACAGCGTGTCCAGATACGCCTTGGGCCTGATACCGAACCGCCACGACAGGATAGCACCGTCGAACATGGTGTTGTGCGCCAGCAGGGCGGAGTTCTCCCAGTCGAACCCGCGCAGGTATCGCGCGATCGCGACCATGCTCCCGCTGGCCCACTCGGTAGGGTTGTTGTCCACCTTCACACCAACACCGATCACCTCGAACATGGGGTCGCGGATGTATTCCTCGGTGGTGATCTTGGACAGCGAGTACTCGCGGCTGTAGTAGGTCTCCATGTCAATCGTCATTACGTTCATTGTTCGCCTCCTCGATCTCTCGGCACTCCCCTGCGATGGCAGCGTAAGCCGCGGCATCGGTATAGTTGTCGGGGTGGTAGCCCGGCTGGCACGAGCGAGCCATTTTCAGCAGCACCATCATCCATGCCGCATCTTCTGCTGTGATGATGGTTTCGCAGTCCAGATAGGCTGTCCACAGGTCAGCGATGCGCTGAAAGTTTTGCTTCACGGGGCCGTAAGCCTTGTTGCGGTCGCCCGCTGTCAGCTTGATTGCTGTCTCCAGCGTCTCGACACGGCGCGGCGTGAGCACGTCGTCAGACCACCCATTGGACAGTAGTATCTCCTTGGGGGTGCCCACCTTGCTCAGCACGGCCTGCACCTCGGACACATCCAGCCCGGTTCCCGCGGCGATGCGCGCCGTCGAGATTGTCTTGTGTTTCATTGCGTAGGCGTAGACCGCTTGTTCTACATCAGTCATTGGTCTCCTCCAGTTTTTGCTTCATGCGGTTGATGCGCCAGTACAGGTAGCGCTCTGCTAGTTTGAAGAAACGGGGGTAGAACCACCCGTCCGCCACTAGGTATGCCACGGTGACGTTCACCCGTGCATCTTCCAGCTTGGCCAGCTTGGCCTCAAGTCTTGTCATCGACGCTCCCCACAGCCCAGAATACGGTTACGAACCCTGCGTTCTTCTTCCTTACTTCCTTCCGTCCGACCAGCCGCTCGACGGCGTGCCGCACAGCCTGACGCGACATACCGATGTGCTCTGCGATCTGGAGGATAGACAGCTCCTTCTTCGCCAGCAGCTTCAGCACGAGCTCATCCGTTGCGTTGTTTGCACGGCCCACTGCGCTACCGGTCAGCTTCTTCTCCGGCAGTTTCGGCGCACCGACAAGCTCGGGGTCACGCCCCTTCTTAGGCGGCAGCTTCACCTCACGGAAGCGGTTGATCTCCTCGTCACGCTTGCGGTGCATGATCTTGGCGATCTTCTCTTCGAACTTCGCAGCCAGCGCTGGCTTGATATTGTATGCGGGTACGATCAGGTCCATCACACATCCTTCCATGGGTCAGGGTTCTTCAACACCTCCGCGATCCTCCTGACCTCCTCCGCCTTGGTCGTCATCGGCCCGGACAGTTCAGGGTCTACTTGCAGCAGCCGGTTGGCTGCCTTGCTCCACAGGTCACGCCAGTATTCGGCGCGCTCCTGCCAGAACTGCGCCTGCTGCTGGAGTTCTTGGATCTCGCGCTTGAGGTCGTCGGTCACAGCTTCCCCTCCAGCTTCTCAAGCCGCGCCTTCATGTCGAGCAGCATCTCGAACAGCTTGATGTAGAAGTAAGCGTCAGGCCCGGACGGAAACCCGAGCAACTTGGCGAGACGCTCCGCTTCTTCGATATCATCACTCACAGCTTCCCCTCCCTCATCTTCCTGAACACAACCTTGAACGCCTCGATCACGGCCCGCTCTACTTGCGCCTCGGTCATCGAACCCTCCCGCTCTTGAGATTCCCGGCCACATTGAGGTGGAACAGCGGCACCTCGACCCACTGCCCTCCGAGATATTGATCGAGACGCCAACGGATATTGCTCGGGTGTAGCCGGTCCTCTGCTTCTTCGTTAATCACCCACTCGACCACGCGGATCGTTCCTTCCTTCATTTGCTCACCCCCAAATTGCTCGGCCTCATCGGCGGGATCAGCACAGGCTGACGCGCTACACGCAGGCCCTCTGGCCTCGGCGGCGGTATCAACACTGGCTGCTTCTTGGTCACAGGGTCGCACACCATGATCGCGTTAGGATCGAGGTGCTTGATGTAAATGCCCTGCATTTCTTTGCACTGATCCATGTCCCGATAGAGCCCGACATAGCCGATGTCCGGCGCCACGCTCGTGCTCGCCATTACTGTCAACACTACCAGATTCATCCGCCCCTCCATGCTTTGCCTGTTCTGCTTTCCACTCTGCCTCAAGCCACTTGGGCAGAGGTTCCTCATGCGTTGCCATCACCGTCCTCCCCATTGTTCAGCGGCTCCTGCACTATCCGCGCTGCGATCTGCGCCAGCGTCTTGATCTCGTTGGCACGCTCGACATTCCAGTATGCGCCCGCCGTCTTGTCGTTGGCGATCAGTTCAGCCACCCGCTCGATGCGGTTAAGTGTAGAGAACAAGTCCTCGATCCTCGGCTCAGCCCACTTTGCCATCGTGCTTCTCCAGTTCAGCCTTGTACATCTTCACGTCCAGCAGCAGCTCCGCCTTCTCCGTGGCCAGTCTGGCCACGGTCTGTTGTAGGCGGGCTATCTCGTTACGCTGCTTGGCCAGCTTGGCACGCATCGTGTCTATGGTCTCGACCATCACGAACGCTCCAGCCGCTCAAGGACCTCGGTGAGAGAGGCGCAGTAGAACTCACGGCCCGGCTTGACCTTGTTGCCGGAGCCCCAGATCGACACCTTCACGCACTCTCCCCGGCCGTGCATGGCGGTGAGCACCGTGACGATCCGGTTATACTCGGTGAGGTTTTCCAACCGCGCTGTGTTGGGAAACAGCTTGGCGTAGATAGACCCCACGGACCATGCGCCACCACCACGCACAAGCGAGCGGACCGTCGCGCCCAAGTCCTGCGGCTCTGCGGTAACTGGTGCAGGCGCAGGCTCAGGCGCAGGCTCAGGCTCAGGCGTAGCCGCGGGCGTAGCCGCGGGCGTAGCCGCG